ACCGCATCACAGCTCGGATTGGAACCCGGCCCCATCGGTGAGGCGTACCTCGTCCCCTACGGGCAGGTGTGCACCTTCGTCCCCGGATACCGAGGGCTGATCAAACTCGCCCGCAACAGCGGGCAGCTGCGCGACATCTGGGCTGAGGTGGTGTTCGCCAACGATACCTTCAGGTATTCGCTGGGCCTGCACCGCGACCTGGTGCATGAGCCGGCCACGGGGGATCGTGGGAAGCCCGTCGCGGTGTACGCGGCAGCGCAGCTGGTCGATGGTGGCACACCGTTCGTCGTGATGACTGTTGATGAGGTGGAAGCCATCCGTGGGCGGTCCAGGGCGGGGAAGAACGGGCCGTGGGTGACCGACTGGGCGGCGATGGCGAAGAAAACCGTCGTCAAGCAGCTGATGAAGTGGTTGCCGCTGTCCGCCGAGGTGGCTACCGCTGTGACACTGGACGGGTCGGTTCGCACCGACATCGGTGCTCTGCCCGACGTGCCCACGTTCATCGACGGCGAACTGGACGACGCCCCGGCTATCGAGGCTGAGCCCGCATCGAAAGAACAACTGGCGCAGCTTGAATCCATCCGGCAGATGGAGAAGTACGACGACGGCGAGTGGCTGGCCTACCTCCGCGACACCGCCGGGGTCAGCGTCGAGAGACTCGCCGACCTCACCAGCATGCAGGCCGCGCAGGTTATCGGCCTATTCCAGGGCGACGGGCAACCCGCATGACCGACACATCCGCATATGTGCCGCAACCCGCCAAAGAAAGGAACCCCGAAATGAGCAGCAACGAAACAGATATCGCCCCCGGAGAAGTCACCGACTACACCGCGGTGCTGATGCAGCACGACAAGGGCCGCGCCCAGGTCGAGGCATCCAAAGCGCTCGCCGAGTGCGTCTCCGCGGCGCTGGCCACCGGCAAAAAGGGCGGCTCGGTGACCGTTAAGACAACTGTCGAGCCGCTGGAGTCCGGCGCCGTCCGGCTGGCGGTCACCGTCGAGAGCAAGCCGGTGAAGGACCCCGCGGGGTCGATCTGGTTTACAGACGGCGAGGGACAGCTCTCGCGCGACAACACCGGTCTGTTCTACGCCCAGTAACCCAACCCTCGACAGGAGACACCCATCATGTCCGACAACATCATTAGCCGCCCGCAGGAGACCGCTACTCTCATCGACCCTGAATTCAACCCCAGAGTCGACGGCCCAACTGATCCGCTCTTCCTCGTCACAGCGAACGGTGAGAACGGGCTCGAAACCGAAGTCATTGACCTCCGCGCCGAAGCCCCCGCAGCGTTCCCTCCGCGCGAGGTCGATCCACGTGTCGTCACTGACACTGCCTCATTCCTGGCCGAGGTGGCGCGCAGACCGCTGCTACAGGCGGTTTCGACAGTGTGGGGGAACCGCCGCGTTGGCGAGGTCACGGTTGTCTACGACGAACTCGCCGCCGCCGCGGACGACTACTACACCCGCCGCGGCGATCGACTGATCCTGCGGTTCGTGCCGGACCCCGATTGGGCGACGCTCCGAAGGGCCGCTGACGGGCAGTATCACGGGCAGGAAGAGTTCGGCGACCTGATCGAGTCCGCCGGCCATCTCATCACCAGCCATCAGGCCGCAGACCTGATTGAGATCGTCGACAGCATCCGCGCATCTTCCAAGGGCTCATTTGAATCGAAGATCCACCGCGACACGGGCGGGCAGCACCTCACCTACAGCGAGGAGGTTTCTGCCAAGGCCGGATCGTCTTCGCGTGCACTTGAGGTCCCCCGCGAGGTTGTCCTGACGGCACGACCGTTCGAGGACTTTCCGCAGGTTACGGTGTCCTGCGCGTTGCGGCTGAGGATCAATTCCGGGAAGTTGCTCCTCGGCTTGTTCCCTCGGCCCTACGACCATCTCGTGCGGGATGCGTGGGTGAGGGTCACGGGCGACGTGAGTGACAAGCTGGGCGTCCCGGTGTACGCCTCGAATCTCCCATGACGGTGCCAGCCCCGTGCAGGTTGTCGTTCTTTGTGCCCGGGTCACCCGCACCGCAGGGGTCGAAGCGGCATGTGGGGGGTGGCCGGATGATCGAGTCATCGAAGGCGGTTGGGCCGTGGCGGGAACGTGTCGCCCTGGTAGCCCACCAGGCGATGCGGGCCGCGGGTAACAGTGGCCCCTACTCGGGTGCGGCGCTGGTTGATGTGGCGTTCATCCTGCCCCGCCCGAAGTCGGCGCCGAAGCTGAAACCTGTTGCGGCGACGAAACGCCCAGACCTGGACAAGTTGGTTCGCGCGTGTTTGGACGCGATCACCAACACCGTGCTGGCTGATGACTCGCAAGTCGTCGGACTCACAGCAGCGAAACGTGTTGCCCTGCCCGATGAAACACCCGGGGCGACCATCACCGTCACGGAAGGCCCCTGATGAATCAGATCACTATCGCCGGGAATCTCACCGCCGACCCGGAGCTGCGATCCACCTCATCGGGGAAGGCGGTCGCGAACTTCACCGTCGCCGCCGAAAGCAAACGCGTCAAGGACGGCGACGGCTGGAAAGACGGCCCAGCAAGTTTCTGGCGGTGCGCCTTGTGGGGGCCGGCAGCGGAGAACATGACCAACTCGCTCCGTAAGGGTGATCGGGTTGTGGTGACTGGTGAGGCGCAGCAACGCACCTGGGAAACCAGCGCTGGGGAGAAGCGGTCCAGTATGGAGTTGCGTGTGGATGATGTTGGTGCGTCGGTGAAGTGGGCGACGGTCAGCATCGTCAAGGGGGGCAGGTCGGCGCCGCGGGATTCCACCCCACCCGCCGATGACCCGTGGAACGCCGCACCGGGCACCGATGAGCCGCCGTTCTGATGCGCGACGACCTGCCCCTCATTCACTGCCCACCCGGCCCGTCTGATGCCGAGCTGGAAGCCGAACGGGACGCGAAACACCAGGCCGCGGTTGATGACTGGATGCGCCGCAACCCCGACCACGACGACGAACCCGACGACCACATACCCGCACGAAAGGTAACCGGATGAGAACCCTCGCCACCCTCGCAGCCGCAGCCCTGCTGTTAGCCCCTCCCGCTGCCGCTGAACCCCCCATTGTTGGCGGCAACGGCCTGACCCCCAACGCCCGCGCGCTGGCCGACTACATCCGCCACACCTACCCGGGCGTGCAGTCCATCGGCGGGGTCAGACCGGACCCGCTGCCCGACCATCCGAGCGGGCGGGCAATTGACATCATGATCGGCTCGGATATGGCGCTGGGCGACCGCATCAACGCTGATGTTCTGAACCAGCGCAACAGGTTCGGGGTCCGCTACACCATGTGGCGCGTCGCGCAGCACTACAACCACGTCCACGTCACGGTGAACTGATGAACCTGACTCACTACGCCGCCGAGCCGGTCACCCTCGACCGAACGCGGGTTTACGCGCAGTCCAAAGAGATCTGGACCTACGAGAAGCCTGTCGGGTTGTGGGTGTCCGCCGATGGCGAGCAGGACTGGCCAGCGTGGTGCCACGGCGAAGAGTTCAGCCTCGGCTCACTCGCCATCCCGCATCGTGTCACCCTCGCCGCCAACGCGAACATTCTCACCATCACCAACCTGCTTGAAATAGACGAGTTCACCGTCGAACACGCCAAGCCGACCACCCATGATCCCCACACGAAGTGGGTTTGCGACTCCCTGTTCTGGGGAGTCGACTGGCGGCAGGTTGCCGACCAGTTCGACGGCATCGTCATCGCGCCGTACCAGTTGGCGCGCCGCTACAAACTGTCCTGGTACTACGGGTGGGATTGCGCATCGGGCTGCATCTGGAACCTGGACGCCGTCGCCGACTTCAGCGCCATTGAGCAGGCCGTTTCGTGACCGCCGAGTTGAACGCCCGCAAGCTTCAGCCGAAACACACCTTCGCCGAGCTGTACACCGAACTCGCCGCGATCGATGTCCGTGATGTCGACATGCTCCGGCAACTCGGCACCAGTGCGAAACGCATGCGGGACCTCATGCAACGCCACGGCCACCGCCCCTCACTGCTGCTCAACCAAATGGCAACCGAAGAGGAGGGCAGGTGACCGACTACACGCCCGCCGCGGATCTCGCCACAGTGGTCGACTGCGCTGCCGGGTTCGCTGAGGCCATCCGCGAACCCGGCCCCCACACCTCCTACCGCGCGTACGGGCGGGCCGTCGAACTCTGCGCCCTCCGCCCAGCATTCGCCGCCCAGGTGTTGATGACATTCGCCGTGCTGTTCGACCCCGACGAGATCACCACCAAAGAGCTCGACCGCCGAGCCGACAACATCATCAGGAGGCGCACAGCATGATCCACTTCGACCGCGACATCGTATTTTTGGACACCGAGACACTCGGCTTGGCCCTGTACGCCCCGATCTGGGAGTTCGCCGCGATCCGCATCGCCGCACCAGTCGCTGACGTCGCAGCTGGGAAGGTGTTGGATCAGGTTGAGTTCCTGGTCGAGCACGACACCAGCTACGGCACCGGGCAGCTCCCGGAGTCGTTCGCCGAGGACTACCGGGCCCGCTATCGGGCCGAGTTCGCCTGGCCCACAGCCATTGCGGCGCGGAAGATCCACGAGATCACTGATGGGGCGATTGTGGCGGGGTCGAACCCGTCGTTCGATATTGATCGCCTCGAACTGCTCCTGAAGGCCCACGGTTTCGACCCGGCATGGCATTACCACCCGCTCGACATCCCGTCGATGGCCGCAGGCTGGCACGCCGCCAACGGCGGAACCGGTGTGAAGTGGCGATCCACGGAACTGTCCGAGTTGGTCGGTGTCCAGCCCGACGACTTCGAACGCCACACCGCGCTCGGTGACGTGAAATGGTGCCTCGCCCAATGGGAGGCCATGAACGGGCCGACAGCATGACCGCGGCAACACCTCAGTGGATTCGACCCGAGCCTGTTGCCGCCGCATCCACGGACCCCGACCCGGTCAACCATCCTCGGCACTACACCGCCCACCCCAGCGGGGTCGAGTGCATCCAGATCACCGAGCACATGTCGTTCT